TATTTACATAGATACTGATTCTATTTTTGCATCAGCTACACCATTGGTTAAAGCAAGACATAAAGGAATTGATACTAACGCTGACGCTATTATGACACAACATATTCTAAATATTGCAGATGAAATTCAAGCGTATTTGAATCAGAGTTATGATTTATTTGCCAAGAGATTTTTAAATTTAGATAAACATTATTTTGAAATTAAACAAGAGGTTATTGCTAAGAGTGGTTTATTTGTAACTAAGAAACGATACGGACTAAAGATTATTAATGAGGAAGGTAGAAAAGTTAATAAAACTCTCGTTAAGGGATTGGATACAGTTAGAAGTTCTTTTGCCAAAGGAATGAAGACTTTATTATCAGAAGTATTGGAAGATTTATTGGTAAATGTACCTAAAGAACAAATTGATAAACGAATTTTTACATTTAAAAAAGGTATGAAGGCGATGAGTTATGATGATATAGCCTCACCTACAGGAGTTAAACGATTAGGTAAATTTATTAAAAAAGTAGATGAGAGAAATTTTCAACATGGGGATAGATCAATAGGTGGTAAATTAATAACAACATATTATGCAAAGGCCACACCAGTTCATGTAAAGGCATCTTTGGCATATAATGATATGATAGATTACTATGATAAAAAAAGATATTCTAAAATAGCCGGTGGTGAAAAAATTAAATGGGTTTATTTAAAACAAAATCCTCTTAGTTTAGCAGTTTTAGCATATAAAGGGGATGAGGATCCACCAGAAGTTTTAGATTATATTAAAAAATATATAGATGTTGATAAGTTATATAATCAGGCACTTATAAAAAGAAGATTACGATGTTTTATGACGCGATGGGATATGGTTTACCCGTGGATGAACGATATACTTTAGAAAGATTTTTTTGATTTTGGGAAATAAAATAGATATATATATGTATATATCAACAATTAATTAATAAATGTAATATAGGAGATACAAAATGAATAAAGCTTATTTAGATAGGTTTATAAGTAAATATTCACTTGGAGATAGTGTGAATTCGGTGGTGTTGAATGTAAATAATGAAGTTCTAACTACGGAGTTTATAACTTTGGATAAGTCTTTACTTGGAAAAGTTACTTTAGATACTTTTCAGTTTGAAGATGTGCAGTTGGGAATCTATGACACTAAACAGTTGGCTAGTTTATTGGGTGTTTTAAATGATGATATTAATTTAACAGTAGTTAAATCACAAGATAAAGTGGTTTCAGTTAAATTTGAAGACTCATACGCATCTATAAATTATATGTTGAGTGATTTATCGGTTATTCCTGATGTGCCCCAACTGAAAAGTGTTCCAGAGTTTGAATTGTCGTTAAAAATAGATAGTTTATTTATATCGAAATTTATTTCTGGTAAAAATGCATTAGCTGAATCGGAAACGTTTACAGTTTTGACAGATGCAAATACGGATAGTTGTAAATTTGTTATTAATTATTCTGCTATTAACACTAATAGGGTTAATTTACCAGTAACGGTAGATACTTTTAGTGATGTGGGGCCATTATCCTTTAACGCGGAACTATTCTCAAAAGTTTTACAGGCTAATAAAGAATGTGAAAGTGCAAGTATGGAAATTTCGAGTAAGGGATTGGCAAGAGCATCTTTTAAAGTAGATAATTATGATGCGGTTTATAATTTAGTTGCTAGTCAAAGTGTAGATTAATCAAATAGTTATCAATGTATTTAGATTACTTTGATAAGTTTAAAAATATGGAGCCCTACCTTAAAATAGATAAAAAGGAATGGGCTTACATAAAAGAAACTTTTGATAGACCCGACATTCAGGAAACTCTCGTAGAGATTTTGAAGGATTATGAGTTACCTACGCAAGAGTTAACTAAAAAAGATGCTTACAAAGATTTTATGAAGTTAAAGGGAATACAATGGCCCGATTATTTGATAAAAACTGAGTGGTACGCCAGGTCAGAGTATAAATGGCCATTAACTAATAAAATTATACGGAGAATAAACAGAGGAAATGACGCTAGTAATTATTTCCAACAGTATAATAGGTGGTCGGTAGATGGAACTATTTCTCCAGGTCCAGTTAGGACTTGGGGAAACCCAAAGTTTATGTATACTTTGTTAGGGTCATTATTTACACTTGATGTAGAGAAGGTAGATAGGGGAACATTAAGGTCGTGTATTGGACTTCGTAAGTATATATGTTCTCAGTTTAAACCAAATGTAGCAAAATCAATTTATGATATGTTTAAGGCAGAGAATATACTTGATTTTTCTATGGGTTGGGGTGATAGATTGGCTGGATTTTACGCTAGTGATTATGGGAAACATTATGTAGGTATTGACCCACGTAAAGAGAACCATTCAATATATGAAGAACAATCAAAGTTTTACGACAAACATTTAGGGTTTTTCGAACAAGAGAGAAAGTCTGAATTTCATTGTTCTCCCGCAGAGGAGTTTGATTTTTCACAATATGATAATTATTTTGATTTGGTATTCACTTCACCACCATATTTTAATGTAGAGCGTTATAGTTATGATGATACTCAAAGTTGGGTTAGATATAAAGATATAGATGATTGGAATACAGAGTTTTTACAGAAAACGTTGAATAATTTATGGGGAAGTATTAAAACTGGTGGATATTTATTAGTGAATATAAGTGATGTAAATGCATCGAGTAAAGGTAGGAAGGCAAAGGGTTGGCTACCTATTTGTGACCCTATGAACGACTTTTTAGATACATTTAAAGATAGTGAATATAAAGGTTGTGTTGGTTATGAAATGGCAAAAAGACCAAATTGTATCGGTGTTGGAACTGCTAAAGTAACAGAAGAAGCTAATAGAAAACCTGAATATATATTACCCGACAAGGTAGGGTTATTTGGAGAACCAATTTGGATTTGGAAAAAAATATGATTATAAAAGAAGATCATGGGTTATGGGTAGAAAGATATCGGCCTTCAACAATGGAAACTTACATAGGGAACGAGCATCTCAAAAGTAAGGTATCCATTTATTTAGAGAGTGGTGACTTGCCACATCTTTTACTGTACGGAAGAGCTGGTACAGGTAAGACTACTCTCGCTAAATTACTCGTTAATAATATAGAATGTGATTATCTATATATTAACGCTTCAGACGAGAATAATGTAGATACAGTTAGAACTAAAGTGAAGACCTTTGCATCCACTATGGGATTTAAGGATATGAAGATTATTATTTTAGATGAGTGTGATTACATTACACCAAATGCACAGGCGGCACTTCGTAATCTAATGGAAACATTCTCAAAACATTGTAGATTTATTCTAACTTGTAATTATGTAGAGAGAATTATAGACCCGATACAATCTCGGTGTCAATCATTTCAGATAGTCCCACCATCAAAGAAAGAAGTGGCAGTTCATTTATCAAATATATTAAAAAATGAGAATGTAATTTTTAAAGTAGATGATATAGCAACTATTATAAATGGTGGATATCCAGATATTAGAAAAGTTATAAATACATCACAACGACAAGTTGTAAAGAATGAACTTAAATTAGATGCTCACGAAATTATATTGAGTGATTATAAATTAAAATTATTAAAAGTAATACAAACTAAAAGTAAAACACGGAAGGAAATATTTACAGAAATAAGACAAATACTGGCAGATGCAAAAGTTACAGATTTTGCAGATTTTTTCAGATTGTTATACGATGAAGTAGATACTTATGGGACGGGTCATATAGCAGAATGTATTTTGATTATTGCACGATATGAATCATCCGATACCCATGTAGTAGATAAAGAGATAAACGCAATGGCAATGTTAATAGAAATATTAGGAGTAATTACATAATGGAAGAAAAGTATTGGGGAGAGAAAACCTCTCCCGTTAAGAAAGCAGTTAATAATAAAGAAATTACAGAAAAACATATAGCAGTACATGAGAACAAGATTTATTATTATGCTGGTGTGAATAGAGAAAGTGCAGCAGAACTAAATAAAAAGATAGGAGAATTACAAGTAAGAAGTTTTACAATGGCAAATAACTTGGATGTAGAACCATATCCTATTCATCTACATATAAATTCGGGAGGCGGTTCCCTTATTTCAGGAATAGCATCAATGGATACAATACTGAGATGTAAGGTTCCTGTTATAACATATGTTGATGGATTTGCTGCAAGTGCAGCAACATTTCTTTCAATAGTGGGTAATAAGAGATTTATTAGTAGACATTCATATATGTTAATACATCAATTATCATCAAACTTTTGGGGAAAATATTCAGAGTTTCAAGATGCAAAACAAAATTTAGATTTGATGATGGACACAATTAAAAATGTATATAAGAAATATACAAAAGTTCCAGTCAGAAAATTAAACGAAATATTAAAACATGATTTAATGTGGAATGCTGAAACGTGTTTAAAATACGGATTAGTAGACGAAATCATTTAAACAAAACAACAGGAGAAAGAAAATGGCAACAGTTAACGAATTACACGCAAAAATCAAAGAACACTTTGAGGAATTTGATCTAAATCACGCAGTACATGCTGAAAAAGGTAACAAAGCAGCAGGTGGTAGAGCAAGAAAACATATTGGAGAGATAAAAAAACTGGTAACAGATTATCGTAAAGCTTCAATATCAGAATCAAAATAATGGAGATATAAATGAGCACTAAACCAATGAAACCTTTATCTAAACCTAAACAAACTGTAGATTTATCAAAGGCAGATACTTTACAATGTGAGGAATGTGATAATTATTTGTTTATTACCTCATATGTGATTAAACGAGTTTCTGCAATTTTATCACCATCTGGACAAGAAGGATTAGTTCCAATTCAAGTTTATAGTTGTGGTAATTGTGGTACAGTTCCAAAAAAGTTATTAGAAGGCAGTGGACTTGAAACCTAAAGGTCTATTTGATCATCTTAATCATATAACATCAAATCAATCAAAAGATTATTGGAACACTTTAACAGAAACAGAGAAGAAACAATGGTCTAATTATATGATTAATCGTTTTCTTTCTATGAAAATGGAGTGGACTGATTTTGTTAATGAAATACAGAAATTAAAGCTTGACCCACGTCAGCTTTATGTTGTATATTCCAGTATATTACCGAAGGGTAAGCAGTATTTAAAATATACTAAGAAGAAAAAAGACCCTATTTATAATACACAAGTCGTTCAGAAAATTTCTGAATATTTCGAATGTAGTCAATCCGAATCGGAAGACTATTTAAAACTATTATCAAAAAAACAAATTAGAGAATTGGTATCCAAATACGGTTATACTGATAAAGAGTTAAAACAAATGGGAATATAAAATGAAAGTTATTAAAGAAGCAAAAACAAAAGTAGAATGGGCTGGAACACATTCACATCAAATAACAGAAGAAGTTATGGAGAAACATAAAAAAATGTCTGTTGTAGAACAAATGGAACTTGAATGGCCTGAAATGACCAAAGAGTTCAAGAAGATACAACGAGAACAATACGAGTTGTTCTTACATAAGCAACACGATTACGGCCCTGGCAATATTAGTGTTGGAACACAATTACAAACACCTGAGGAAGTAAAACTTTCTCTTACGGGATTGTGGTTTCGTATGAATGATAAACTACAACGAGTAAAAACTCTATTGATGAATAATAGAGAATCGGCTGTAAAAGATGAACCATTAGAAGATGCATTTCTTGATGTATCTAATTATGGTATAATGGCAACAATTGTAAAGAATGACAAATGGGGCAAGTAGAAACTAAACAAGTTAATATAAGTTATTCCCAATATTCTATGTGGTCACAATGTCCGTATAGATGGAAATTAAATTACATTGATAGATTATCCAGCTTTACAGATAGTATTCATACTTTATTCGGTACAGCGATGCATGAAACTATGCAAACTTGGATACATTGTATTTATAATAAGACAGCTAAGTTAGCAAATGAATTAGATTTAAATGATTTATTACTTTTTCGAATGAAGACTCTTTACCACGAGAAAATGGAATTGGAAGGGGCAGAACATTTCACTACTCCCGAAGAATTAACAGAGTTTTGGAAAGACGGATGTGCAATTTTAGATTTTCTTAAAAAACGTAGAGGTGATTATTTTTCTAAAAAGGGATATGAATTATTAGGAGTAGAAACTGAACTAAATTTTCCACTACAAGATGGAATTATATTTAGAGGATTTATAGATTTGGTTATTAAAAATAAAATAACTGGGAAGATAAAAATTATAGATATCAAAACTTCCACAATGGGGTGGAATAAGTGGATGAAAGCAGATAAGCACAAAACAGCTCAGCTTTTGTTATATAAACAATTTTATTCTAAGATGTATGATTATCCAATAGATAAAATAGATGTAGAGTATTTTATTGTTAAACGTAGATTGTATGAAAATGTAGATTGGCCTCAAAAAAGAGTTCAACATTTTTCACCGGCAAGTGGTGTACCATCTATGAATAAAGTAATACTTAATTTAAAGAATTTTATTAAAGAGGGCTTTGTAAATGGGAAACACAACACAACACATAACTTTAAAAAGGAAGCGTCCAAGAAAAACTGTAGATGGTGTGAATTTAACCAGACAGAACATTGCGATGCAGGAGTGAAATAATGGGATTGCAAAAGATTAGTTTAAGAATGTATTTACCACATTTATTGGAAAATAAAAAGACATTAGAATTTTTAACATCCACTTATGAAGAGTTAGGAAATCCAACAATTTTATATTTGTGGTATGATAAGAAAAAGGATTCTGTTGAACCAAAAGAACTTAAAGAGTTTATTACAAATTGGGAACGTAGAGATCATTATAGAACCCATATACATACCAAACTGGTTACAGGCCCACGAAATTTTATATGGTTTGATATTGTGCCTGCTGGAATTAATACATCCGAGGTATCTGGTAGGTTTCAATATCATTATTATAATCCTGATAATTTGGTGGAAGGAATTAAAAAATTTAAAGAAATTGTAGATTTTTGTACACAAAATAAAACAGTTAAAAAACAAAAAAGAACTGATTGAAAGAAAAAATGAAGATAGGTATCGTAGGTAGTAGAGAATACGAGAATAAATTAAAAATAAAAGAATTTATTTTTCAATTGAAAGAAAAATTTGGAGATGAATTAGTAATAGTTAGTGGTGGTCAAAAAGAGGGGGCCGATGGTTACGCTAAGAAATTTTCACTTGGATTTGATGTAAAATACGCAGAATTTCCACCAGTACATTACTCATATAATCAACATTGTGTATTAAAGCGAGGAAGATACGGACAAAAATATTATGTAGGAAACTTTTTCGCGAGAAATAAACTGATAGCGGAATATAGTGAGATGGTGGTAGGTTTCATACCAGAAGGAGCTGTATCAAATGGTACAAGGCATACTTTAAGTGAGGCAGAGAAGTTAGGAAAAAGAATATTAATAATTAATTAATGAGATAATATATATTTATATATATATGAATATATTGGAAAGATGTTATGGATAAGTTACACTTAACATCGGTAAAGATATTGAAAAGTATCCATTTAAAATTTAAACGTAAATGTTTAGAAGATGAATTTACATTACAAAAATTTGTAAATAGGGCACTCGATATATATAACGCCGATGAAGAATTTAAAGATAAAATAAAAAACTATACGGATTTAGAAAAGTCAGGTAGTATGTTATGAAGAAAAAGAAAATATTACTACTCTCAGACGATTTACGAATGTCGAGTGGAGTAGGTACAGTTTCGAAGGAATTTGTATTAGGTACAATTAATCATTACGATTGGGCCCAAATAGGTGGAGCTATAAAACATCCCGATGAAGGTAAAGCGGTGGATATGAAAGATGCTCTAAAAGAAGATTTTGGTATAGATGATGGTTATTTAAAGATATATCCTTCGAGTGGTTACGGTAACCCTGATATGTTAAGGTCAATTTTGAGATTAGAAAAACCAGATGCTATAATGATTTATACAGATCCAAGATTTTGGATGTGGTTATATCAGATGGAAAGAGAGATTAGGTCACAAATACCTATATTCTATTATAACATTTGGGACGATTTACCTTATCCTATGTGGAATCAACCTTTTTATGAGAGTTGTGATCTACTTATGAATATTTCTAAACAGACGGTTAATATTGTAAAAAATGTAAGAGAAAATAAACCAGTAGAAGATTGGCAATGTACATATGTTCCACACGGAATTAATTCAGACGATTTTAAACCAATAGATGAAACTGATGCTAAGTTCGTACAGTTTAAAGATGAGTTATATCAAGATAAAGAATATTCTTTTATTGTTTATTTTAATAATAGAAATATTAGAAGGAAAAATCCTGGAGATGTTTTAATGGCATTTAAAACTTTTACAGATAAGTTATCTGAAGAAGAACGAGAGAAATGTGCATTAGTGATGCACACACATCCAGTAGATAATAATGGAACGGATTTACCTGCAGTGGCTGAGGCGTTGATGCCAGATTTAAATGTAATATTTTCTGGAGCAAAACTTGAAACAGACCAGATGAATTTTTTATATAA